AGGATTATATCACAGGGGGCTTGTGGCCCCCCATGAATATCTGTTAAGCCGTAGCGCCAGACTCATAACGGATTCCGAAGGAATCGTTAAGAACCTTGGTTGCAAAACTTGCTTTCCAGCCAATATCGCTGTAGAGCCTCAAAGCACTTCTAGGACTTGGTGAGTCAACGTATGTAGTCAGGTTTTGTAAGTCTGATACACCGAAGAAATCCTTACCCATGATAAATGTCTGATAGACTTCAGCATTTGCGGAACCTGAATTGGTCAAAACAGGAGCTTTCTGGGACATGATAAATCGTGTTCCGTAGAGTTCTCCGGCTTCTCCATTGTAGACCGCGTCTATTCCCTTTTCAGTATAGATATGGGCGTTAGTCCAGTTAGAGTCTCCCTCCAAGTCATAAATGACATCGGGGTGGGCGACTGCAACGTATCTATCCTTTGTGTGGGGTTGAGCTGCAAACCTTTCCAAGTTTCTTTTAGCTTTTCTCAAGTCAGCGACTGTAATCGTGTTAGCTGCGACAAGAGAGTTTCTTGCCACAACGCCAGACGCGATTAAAGCTGTACCACCTGCGGATACTGCGGCTATGACTGCTGTGTCGATAGACAAAGCTGCTTCATAAGCCAAAACGTCCATGACTTCCTTAACGAGTGAATCGATAGCGGTTAGTTCGAGGATATCTGATACCTGTTCGAAGTTACCGAATTGAGCCACGGTTGCGGAAACCAGAGTCGCGGAAAGTCCTGATGGTGTAGGATCGGTACCTTCTGTAAGAGCTGTCTTAACTGCGGGGTTAGTCATTCTATTCCAGACTACTGTTTTACCCTCGCCTTTAGGAACTCTACCTGGTGTACCGAGCTGCTTCCAAACAAAGTTTTCCTCGCTTCTCATTAAGAAACGCTTTTCGTAGTAAGCTGCAACTGGTTGAGCCAATATACTTGTAGTTGTTACTGCCATTTGTTTTCACCTCTTTTCTTGAACAAAAAAAGCCGCACCTATTACTAGGTACGGTTATCTTTATAAGACTATCCGTAGCTACTTATCCTCTTATCTGTTTTTCGTACGCTTCAAGCTCTCGGATATTCTTGGCGCCTTTTATCAAGTCTTCTACACTCACTTCCTTGGCTTCAACCCCCGTAGAAGTAGGTAAGGTTTGTTCTGCAGCTTGTTTCGCAACACGGGATTGTACTTCTTGCCTACCGCGTTCAACCCCCTGACTTCGTAAAGACATTAAGTCGTCTACGAATGCGTCAAACCTAGCATACTTGCCCTCACTCTTGAACTTCTCAAATTGGGGTTTATACCAATTCGCTACCCTTGTGGTAAGTTCGGCGTTGTACTGCGGTGACGTTTCGTTTAGTTCGGGATACCTGCTTCTAACAAGTTCAATGTCCTTGGACAATGAATCCATTATCCGCACGTTCCGTTCTGCTTCCTTGTTCATTTTCCAGGATTCGTTAAAAGTTTCCTTTGCGGTAGTCCTTGCGACTTCCCGTAAGTAAGCTTCGTAATCCCCATCTGCCTTCGGCAGTTCCCAAGGTAGCTTCATGTCGTCACCTTTAGGTTCAACACTTCCCATATCCACTACAGGTTCTGGGCGTGAATTTTCAAGTGCCTTGACTTTGGCAACAAGTTCTCTGATTCGCCTCTGCGCTCTGTCAGATACTTTGGATAACTCGTCATCGGTAAGTTCCTCGTCAGTGGTACTAGTTTCCACTACGGGTTCTTCCGTAACAAGGTTTGGTTTTGCGGGTGCCGAATCCGACTCGGTTGTTGGCTCAACCTTATCAACGATTTGTTCTTCCGTATTAGTAGCGTCTAGTGTCGCTTCTAACTTGGTAAGTTCCTCATCATTGCTTACAGCTTTTGTTTTTTTAATTTGCATACGTTTACGACCCACTTTGGCAGGGCGCTCCAAGTATGTACTGGATATATTTTAGCACACGTTAGTCCTTGATGACAATTTCACCGTCTATTATGTCCATAGTTGCTGGGTTAATGGGTACGGTGTGTTTATTAGGACAGGTTACGCAAACAGCATAAGGCCCTTGCCATTCAAAATAATGCTTATCTGGTGGTGACGTCTTGGTCTTTTCGAAAGATAGAACTTCATTATCACCCCAGAACTTCTTGTCGCTGTTCGGTGGTAGCGGCTTCATTGGTTAGTCTTTTAATTTTGGCAACGTTTTCAACACGGCTTATTATATCCTGTGCGAAGCCATCTATCTGATCGAATATAAGGTATCTAAATCCCGTAGCTTGTAAGTCGAACCTATCGCTACGCACCGACTCACGTGTTAAGTCCATGAGTCGGTTGCGTTTGTTTAGTATGTATTTCTTTAGGATTTTCCAAGCGTCTGACACGGCTAGTTCGGCAAGCACCTTATCCGCGTGTTCGCCGGGATCGATTGTTTCGGACGACTCGCGTATTATGTCCTGAATGTAATCAGGCTCGTAGGGTAGGGCTTGTTCTGCTTCCATCTTACTGTGCAATCGGAACTCCCCCCATCATAGCTGTAACTTGTTCCACTATTTGCTGTATTTCGGGATCATTGAATTGCGGTATGTTTCCCAAGTCCCCCTGCGGCATTTCTTGTGGTACCTGTTGTGGCATTTCCTGGGACATTCCTTGCGGTTGTTCCATCGTGGGTTGCTGATCAATGATTATCTTGTCGTAGTCTTTAATGTTTGTAGCAAGCCATCTCTTGAACAGTTCGGCTATATTCACGTCCTTACCCTGCGCCCTAACAGCTTCTACTATCTGTGGGTTTTCGATAACAGCTTTTAATACTTGGGTAACCTTGTCCTTTTCAGCCTGCTCGTCAACCATATAGGTAGAACCCGGTTCAAGTACAAAGTCGTATTTTTCGTCCAACATATTGCGACTTACGGATACCTTTCCGCGTTTACCACTGTCAAACATTTCCGTAACATCGGGGTAGGTTTGTTTCAAGTCTTCTATTTCAGAACCAAACAAGCGAAGTTCCACGGCGGTTTCCTGCTTTTCTACGGTAAGCGCAATCCATCTTTCGTATATTTCACTTATTGTTTCGTCCATCATAAACTTGTCCCACTCATCTCTAGCACTCTGTTGCATCTGTCTTGCCTGTACCGCAGCAGGTGTCTTGCCGAGAGTGAAAGCAGCAGTCTGTTGTGTCATAACATCTGTTGTACCGCTTTGGTTTGTCATTGAATTAACAAGGAATGAATAAGTGGATTCAAACGTGTTAAGTCCTTGCGGGGATATAATCATGGGCTGAACGTCCCTATTGGGATTATTCATAAACCACTTCTCACCGGCACCCCATTTAAGCGAAGACGGAACAACGCCGTCTGGGTTTATATGAAGCGGCGGGAAGATACTAAACTTCACCCCGTCCAAGTATAGGTTAATCAAAGAATTGATAGCGTACTGAAGTGTCTTACCGCGTGCGAACTCACCAATCCCAATAGGACTATTCAAAAGAGGAAAAGCATCTTTAACAACCACGGGAAGCATTCCATTGGGGTAGGGGGTTTCAACAACACGTAAGATATATGGTTTGGAAGTCTTTGAGTTAACTCTCCTAGGCGTCCAGGTAATCCACTTATCTTTGTGGTATTCGGTATAAGTTTCAACCTGTGGAAAGACCACGTCTGATACGACTGTTGGATAATATTCCAAGTCTATCTCGCTTCTTGTATCTTTGTCGGATTGAAACTCCGTATCCCCCGCACCTATGTCTTTTGACAACTCCCCAACATTCTTCCACACGTCTGGCGCATTTTTAGCTTGTTCCTGTAGCCATTGGAGCGTGACAACATTTCTTGAAACAAACCAGTCAGCATCGTTTACTGTCTTGTTAGGTTGCGGAAGAGAGTCGCGTATTCCAAGTAGGGTAAGTTCCGGCCCCATGTAGTTACGTCTTGCGTCTACTCTCCACGGAACCAAAGCAAACATAGAACCATATACAAGAGAGTACAAGTCCATAAGACGTAGTTTAGTTACAAACCTTCGTCCCTCGTTTGCATTCTTGGTGTAGTAATCAAGTAAGAGGTTCATGAGAATCGTCTTACCGATATCGTCTTTTGAAGTTGCATATGCTTTACCTTTTGGTAGTTGGGCCATAACACGAGCAGAACGCTCATATACGACAGTGGAAAGTCTTGGATCAAACACTTTGGAACTGGCGCTTGCAGATAAGTCGTCCCTTAATTTGACTATCAACATGGCTTCGAGTTCGTCCCATTCTTCACGCCTTTTAGCCATGTAGTCTTTCGAGGATTTAACATGATCGTGCGCCTGATCTAAAAGTTTATCCGCATCCTTCGTGGTTACATCTATTACTTTTAGTTTCTTTTTAGGCATCTTGTATATTATACAACCTGTATGCGTCTAACGCTTGTTGAGGTACTTTTTAGTGACAGTAAAGTCTAAAACCTGTACAACACCGCCCGATATTTTAAGTCCCAAGGCACATATACAGTCGGGGTTATCCCGTATGAACAGTTCCAAGTCGCGAATGTATGGCTTCTTGTCCATTAAGATATCAGCCACCATGACCGGCCTGTTGTCTATGATCCAACCTATTAACGTCCGCATATCCTTTTCATTCATGCGGTTTATAGGTGAACGTTCAGAGATTTGAAATTCCATATTTATCGAATAGCTCCTGTCTGGGAAACTTTGCTAATAATTGTTCGTAGGTCTGGCTTCCCACCCCAGAGTCTACGTTTGTAAAGTAATATTCTAAAGCACGCATAGCATGTGAGTATTCGTCATGTATTGGAATTTCGTTTGACTGGTTCACCAGTCCTGTGGACTTATCCGGGTATCGATAATTGATAAGACAGTCTCGGAATCGTTCAAGTCGTCTTGATACAAATAAGCTGGGCATGTATCTGTGGGTAAGACGTATTTGTTCAGGTATTGTAACGCCTGCTTTTGTTCGTATGTTAATTTGGTGCTTTGAATATTCTTCAATCGGAGAAGTGCCTGTAACGATGGCTCTTGCATTACCAGCTGGGTCACCCGTACATAGTGCTGGCGTGCGGTAGGGCTTGCTCCGTATAACTTGTACAAAGTGGTCAATATTAGCGTCCGAAGATTCATAGTAATCAATTATTCTGTACTCCTTTCCGTTTGGTTGAATCCAAATAATCGCAGTGGGGTCGTTTACCCCGAAGTCGAAACTCAAATGAACAGGTAAGTGTGGGCCATACTCTATCTCCTTATACTGTTTCTCTATATCCCATTCCTTATACACAGCGCCGGCGAACTTAACAAACTTTGCCATATACTCTTGGTTAAAAGTATCAGTATCTATTTCACGTTTAGCTTTGTCTATTTCGTCAGCGGGGATAAAAGGATTGTCGTATGTGGTGAAGTGAAAGGACTTGTAGTCGGTATCCATATCTTCCATACGATACAAGTCGTGGAAGTGGTCGTAACCTTTAGGCGTCCCGATGAATATGACAGGCCCTTTTGTATCGGTTAGGGTTGGACGCAGGACTTCCCCCCACACAATACGCCAGTCCCTTATGCTTGCCACTTCATCAACAACCAGAAAGTCTATTCTCTGTCCACGCAGGGATTCCACGTTTTCAGTTCCTCGAAGCCATATCTCACTTGTCCCACTTCTTGTTCTTATAGTTAGTTCCAGACGTGTTTCGTTTGGCGCACCCACTAGAACTGGCCTAGCTTCCTGGCATATCTGACGCCAACATATATCTCTAGCTTGCTTGATAGTAGGAGCTAGGTATACAACTTTGGTGTGTGGGTGGTGGAAAGCGAAGTCCAACATCTCCCTAACAGATAGGGTAGTCTTACCGAATCGTCTGCCACACACAACAGTTCTGAACCTATGTGTGTCGTTATATATTATCTTCTGGCTTTGGTGTAGGTCTATCGCCATACTTTGTATCTGGGAATATTTCCTGAATGTTAATTTGCTGGGCTACTATTGGCGCGTCTGTTTCAAGTCCGAGAAGTTTACCGAGTTTATCGTGGTAGGGCTTGATAGTTTTGTAGTCTTTCTCCCGTTCTCCAGTAAAGTCGTTCCACTTGTCGGCGTCTATTGCACTCTTTAGCACATTAAAGTATTTCTCATGGTTCAGACCATAGGCACTGGCAATAAGTCCGATATCAATATTCCTTAACATTTTAGAACCAAGCACAGCAGCACTTCGCTCGTCTATACCTTTGTGAAGTTCCATATACGCCTTTGTGGCGTTCCTATCGTGTTTAAGCCATGTCAGATAGAAAAGAGTTCGTTCTTTTGTGCCAAGTATTTCCTCTATTTCAACAAGGGATAATTCTTTAGTCTTGGTCATTGGCTATATTTTATCACTTTCCTTTACCAACTGCTTATACTTATCCTTTAATGCTTCGAGTTCGTCTCTTTTCCAGATATGTTCTTTAGCGTGTATATCCTTTAGTTCTTGGACTCTTTCTTCGCCGATTAGCTTTTGTAGTCTTGGATAATATTCAACCATGTTACCGGATAAGAATAGGTTACATTTTACGCACTGTGTGTGTACGTTTTCTTCCATAAGATAGGTGGCTTTGTTCTTTCCGTGTAAAAAATGCCCTGCGTGTGCTTTCTTTATAGGAACTGGTGCTCCGCACGTGAAACACTGCGCATCCCTCAGTCGTATATATTTAGAAAACAATGTCCATACTGCGTCCCTAAGCCTTGGTATTGTTTGTTTTTTAGTACGCTTCATTTTTACTTACAAATATATCCCTTATCAGTACACATGCAGACTCTGGTTTCCGATGCGTAGACTCCTATAATGAATGCCGCAGCAATGATACCGCACAACAATATGTATTTCATCCATCACACCCCCCATCGTATATTTCAGGTATTTTTCCACGCGCCCAAATCTTATACCCAAATATAATGTTCATGACTTTTACGATTTCGTGTATTGTTTTTCTCATGATCCTTTTCAAATAATTAGTTACTTTCTTTTCATCCATAGTTATTTAGACTCCTTTCTGGCGAGAGCGAATGCAAACATTTATAAAATCATCTATTTTAGTAGCCAAACTTGTAAGTCGTGAAGTGGGTTGTCCCTCTGTCTGTGCAATTATCATTTCTTCTGCTATGAGGGTGTCAACTTTATTGTGGAAGTATTTTAATTGTTCATTTATTAGAAAATCATCAATTTGTTTATCTATTGGTGTGTGAAGTTCCATATACGCCTTTGTGGCGTTCCTATCGTGTTTAAGCCATGTCAGATAGAATTGTTTGTTCATCTTGTTTGTTCCCTTCTTGAAACATAGGTACTCGTGTACTTTCTATTCTTTTCTTCGCGATTTCAAAGTATTCGGGGTTTAGTTCCATTCCTATGAAGTTTCTACCTAGCCTCTTACAAGCTACTCCAGTAGTCCCCGAACCCATAAAAGGGTCTAAGACTGTATCACCTTCTTTACTTACTAACCTTACAAGCCAAGCCATAAGGTGGACTGGCTTAACAGTTGGATGGTGGTTTTTCATTAAGGTAGAAGTTTTTTCTTCTTCGTTTTCTCGTGGTGCGTTTACTCGCATATTGTTTTTTTCCTCCAGCCCCTCACACCCCTCATTCCTTTCTCTCTTACTTGCCTTTGCATACTGCAATAAACCCCATTTTTCGGCCCAACACTCCACATCGAAATATCGGGATTTTGAGCCTGAGTCGCCAAAGCCAGTCAATTCACTTCCAACTGCAACATCGGCATAAGCCACATTGTGATTACTTGCGTTTCTAATTCCACTTGGCTTCCCACTCTTCGTCATCACCCCATCATTCAAAGCATCATTTGTGCAGATAATGTTGGCGGGGAAGCGACCTTGAGTGTTTAGGTTCTCACCTCTTTCACATTTAGCATTACCAAATATAGCATTATCAATTTTACCTT